GCTAGTCATTGAGCATCACGGCGTTCTCCGCGTGAACTCCGATAGAAAGTAGGTAGTTGACCCAGCGGGAATAGGCTTCCTTTTGGGACTTGCACTTGCCGATGTAGGCGTAAGAGCCGTTGAAGCGGTCATATGCTTCGTTTTGCCTGTTGAGTGACAAGACGTGCCAATCACATTCGGCAATATCCACGCTCCACGGCTTCACGTCCCCGAATCCCTCGCGCGGCTTAACGCGCCTGTGAACTTCCGCGTTGTGTCCGTACGTCGCGCCCGCAACAGCCAAATTCACGTGATGCGATATATCGAACGGGGACAGTCCGTTTTCGCGATCGTGGCTCATGACGCATCATCCCAAACAAGTTTCCCGCTCTTGTCGAATGTCGGCAAGAGCGAATCGTCCAGCAAGTCATAGCGGGACTTCTTGCACGTGATGCACTTTGCGAAATCGGGGACGCTCTTAATCAGGATACGGGCGACAAGCGGCGCGTAGTCGTTCCTCATTGCAACGTCAGCGTCATAACCGGAAATGCAAATACCCGAATCCCAGCGCATCCACTCGAAGAGCCGACGAATGCTCGTCTTCTTACCCGTCAGCGTGTTCGTGCGGGCGACGTTGTAAAGCCAAGCGAGAATGTCACCGTTGCAGCTTGCCCACTTGCGAAACTTCAGCAAGTCGAACTCAGCAATGGACTTATCCCACGCGTCGCTCCAATCGGTTGTGTTCATCAGAGCCACACCGCCAAAGCAACGAGCAGCGGGCCGAACAGGGCGACGGCTAAGAAGCCCCACCATTTCTTGTGCGTTTCAGTCATGTTAGAATCTCCAATCGGGCAATATGCCCACCAAATAAGGCTGCTAGCGTGCTTTGGTCGGTGCTGCTAGCAGCCGCCTTCTTACGGCTCGAAATCGCCACGCATCCCATGACGCGCGCCACGCGAAAAGCCGTCTTGCTGTGCGTATCCAGATTTCAAAGAACGCGGGCCGTTAGCCCATGTGCGCGCGCCCCGCTGGTTTGCAAGATGTGACCCCGAAGACAGATAGGGATGGAACGAGACGCGCGCGCATCGACTAGCAGCGGAAGTCGTTTACGTCGCAATCCAGAACGTCCGCAAGCATGAACAGTTCATCAGCATAGAAACGCGTCTTGCCGCAAAGCTTGTTCCAGAGAGAAACGCGCGTGATTCCCAGCTTGCCCGCTATGGCTCCAAGCGTCGTGTTTAGGTCGTGGGAATACTCAGCGACGCGCGTTCCCAGCTTTTCAAGGTTGATAGTTGGCATTTTCTGTCCCCCCTTCCTGTTAAGAATACTAAACGTTTTTAGTATGCAAGCAATAGGGGAAATGCTAAATTTTCTTTACGAAAGGCAGGTGAACGGAAATGACGTTCGGGGAACTGCTAGCGCAACTAATGGAAGAGCGGGGAATGTCCCAGAACGAACTAGCGCGCCGTGCCGGGCTTGATTCAGCCCATATCAACATGTACGTGAAAAACAAAGTACGGCGCCCCACGATCGAAACGGCGTTTGCTCTTGCGGATGCCCTAGAGGTTAACGTGAACGTCTTCCGTCAATGCTTCGACCTCGACACGGAAGGGGAACAGGAATGAATAAACGACCATTTGACGGCTTAGAGTGGATAGAAGCCGGGGCGCCTGACACGGAAGAGGTCACAAGTTCAAATCTTGTAACGCCCACCAACTTTAACGGCGACGGCGCGTCTAACCCATGCGTCGCCGCCTTTTGTTCCTCGTACGTCTCCGAACTGGTAGAACGCGGTCACATTGAGCGTTCGACGGCGCGGGCGTACGGCTACCTACTGAAGCACGTCTCGGGATACTTCGACGGGACGGAGATTCGCGACGTGACGCCCGACGCGCTGAATGGATTCGTCGCACATCTGCAAGATTCGGGGCTTGCACCCGGTACCGTCCGCAAGACTTACAACCTGTTGGCAATGGCACTTCGACACGCCCACGCCGCCCGCGTTATCGATTGGTTGCCGACGTTGGCGGTACGGGCGCCCAAGAACCGATGCCCGCCCCCGAACCCACTCACGCGGGAATCTATGACCGTACTACAAGCGAACTTGAAAGCGTTGGAAGTGACGCCGCCCGTCCTAGCGGTCATGCTTGCGCTGAGTACCGGAATGCGGCGCGGGGAAGTGTGCGGCTTGCAATGGAAGGACGTCGCGCCCGATTACACGACGGCGCGCGTGCGTCGCTCGATAGGCGTTCGCGACGGGGGAACGTACGTCAAGGGAACGAAGACGGGCAACGAACGAGCCGTGCCGCTAGCGCCTTCCGTCGCCCGCGTGATGCGCTCGTTCCGTCTCCACATGGAAGACGAATGCACAGAGACGGGCGCGCCGTTCCGATCGTCGTTCTACGTGTTGGGGAAGCCGGACGGCTCCTATCTCAGCCCGTACGTTCTCACGCGTTGGTGGTCGTTCCACGCGCGAGAGTGGGGGCTAGTCGGGACGCAAGGGAAGACGCCCGTATTCCACGACCTGCGACACACGTTCGCGACGGTCGCCGTCCGCAACCTCGACCCCAAGACGGCCCAGAGCATCATGGGTCACTCGAATATAAACATGACTATGAGGTACGCCGACACGGAAGAAAGTCAGGTTAGGGACGCGTCGCGGCTCTTGCCGTTCTGAATCCGCGCCGACGTGTCAGCGCCCACGGAAGACGGGAACGCCCGTTAGAACGCCCCTCAGCGCCTTACAGACGCAAAAGCGCCCCGCCCCCACGAAGGGGACGGGGCTTCTTCATGCATGGTGCGCGGGGCGGGCGTTGGCTAGTCCCATGAGATTAGAGAGCAATTGCAATTCCTAGCAGGATTCCAAGAGCAAGCCCGCCGATGAAGACGGCGAATAACTCGCGCGTCCTCATGCGGCGCGCCCACTCGCGGCGCTTCATTCTCCGGTCGTATGCCGTCCCGTATGGGTCAGCGCCAAGAACGTCAAACCGTCCCGTACTCATGCGTTCCCATTGCCGCAAACAGCCGTTTTCCAGTTGTTGCGCCGATGTACGTACCCCAGATGTACCCGTCTCCGAACGCGATACCGTCAAATGTCGCCGTCCATCCCTTTTCCCACCAGACGCCTTGAAACGTGTCCTCGCGAATCGCGGGCGCTGTACGGACACGAACGGCGCTGTTGAACATGAACTGAATAGGCTCTTCGAGACGGACGAACGCGGGCGCGCCGTCGCTCCATGTGATCGTGACCTTCTCGATAGTCCCGTCACCCGCACGGTTCGGCTGAGAGTAGCCGTGCGCCGGATGGTCTATTAGATGATTCATCACCTGCACGGCTGCGACGTTCGCGGGGATACCGTTGACGGTCACGCCGCCGACGTATCTAAGACACTTCTTCCACTTCCAATAGCTTTGATCGAACTTAGAGCGGCAAATCTCGTTCCCGGTCTGGTCGCCCTTCTTGCCCGTCGTTCCGCCGTTCTCAGCGATACGCGCGCCGCCCTGCATCCCGTCGCCCAGATACATTTCAGTGTGACCGGGCTTCCAGAGAACGTCGCCGGGCAACTTCTCGAACAAGCCAACCTCGATGAATTCATGCTCTTCCAGCAACTCGACTTCGTTACCAGTCCACATGTAAGAGCCGTAAGGCAGGACGCCAACGGCGCGGTAACACATGCGAACGGCTTCCGAACAGTCATAGTCGCCGCCGTGGATGTAGACTGTTGCTTTCAGCTCAGCCATTCGCCGCGCCCCCCTTCGGTTGCACGAACGACGTTACCCAGCCGACAAAGCCCGCCGCGTCAGGGTTGTAAAGCCTGACCAATTCCAGAATTGAACCCGTCTCCATTGCGGCGAGATAAAGGCACGTACCCAGCAAGACGGGCTGAACCGTCAGACCAAGGTTAGACGTGAATGCTCCGTCGAGGATGATAGCTAGGGCGACGCAAACCATTTCCGTGAACTTGTGCATCAGTCCCGCGCGCATCTTCTCGCTAGAGAACGTCTTCGTTGCGATCGCGCCCGTGATGCCTATGACGAAATCCAGCGAGATAAGAAGAAGCACGGCGACGATTGCCGTCTGAGACGCCGTGTCACGGACGGGGTTAACAAATGCTTCAATTGCGGTCGGCATCAGAGAATCACCCCCAGAAAGAGCATATAGGCGACGAACAGAACAAGCCCGATGCCGTCTAGAATCATGACGATATCAGGCCATATCGGGTCGCGGTACATCACTCGGTCACCTCGTTCGCGTAGCCGTATTGCGCGACCATGTTCCCGTCGCTGTCGAGAATCACGCACGCATGGTGCGGTCTCCCGCTGGTCGCCGCATCAGCCAGCGCGTTGTGGTAGTGCTGCTCGGCAACGCGGATGTCCTTGCCGCTGTAGAGCACCTCGGCGGCGGTGCCGCCTTCGGTGTTGGTCTTCAACTCGATGGTCAGGAATGCCATGTGTCCCCCTTAGAACGTCCCAAGAACCTTCAACTCGATGCGCGAGAAGTTCGCGCCGTTGACGTAGACCGCTTTGGTTTGCTCGAATCGCCCGACCGCGCATTGCACGCCAGCGTCCAGCGAGAGGACCAGTCCCGTCAACCAAACTGACTTACGAGTGTTGACCGTGTTCGGGAAGTATTGGAACGCGCTGTACTCGCTGCCGCTGCTCACGGTGGACGAGTCGACGAACACGCCGAAGCCACGGTTGCCAGCAATCGAATCGGTCCAGTTTATGCAGCCGCTAATCTCTAGCTGGATGTTGCGCTTCGCCGTTATCACGCCGTTCGAGAACGAGAAGTAGTCGGACCAATTCGCGCTGTGGCTGTAGACGGTGTTGAACCACGTGATGCGCCAGCCGCCAGACGATGCGGTGGTAGTGCCGCTCGAACCCGTGAACATGGCGTATGGCTGTTGCAGGGCGATGATGGCCTGCTCCATGGAAACGCGGCCCGTCTTGTACTGCGCGTTGTCGTGGAGCGCGAGCGTTGGCGCTGCCATGTAAATCTCGGCAGTCTCGATGCCGTTCGCCGCGACCTGCCGCAGGACGCCCAGCTGCGGCGTGCCGTCCCCGAACTCGTCATCATCCCCGACCCTTGCGCGGAGACTGGCGCTTCCCGCCCAGTAATCGGGGTTGACCTCGGCGCTCATGTCGAGCTGCGCCCAGCCGCTGACCCCTGCGAGCTGCGGCAACTCCGAGCCGTCGGTCGTGGTCGTGACCTGCACGCCGTGGTTGACGCCGTAGACGTCATCCGGCCCGGTCGGCGGAGTCGTGCTGCCTACCGTGTGCGTGGCCTTGATGTCGGTCTGCGATGCGTCTGACTGGAAGAACTGCACGCTTGCCGTGCTTGTCCCGGTGCCGAGCAGCCGCCCGCCGATGCGGATTAGCGCCTTGGAGAACAGGGCCATGATGTTGTCGGCAGCGTTGCCCTCGCCGTCATATATCGCCACGCCGGGGTCGGTGCCGGAGACAATGGCGAGGATGTTGTTCAGGCCGTCGCGAAAAAGCTGCCCAAGCGCGTTGAGCAGGACGTTTGCGCCGCTGTGGTAGGACGTGCCGGCGCTGTCGTTCCACTCGCCCTGCGTGACCTCGGTGACATGCACGCCGTCCGTGTCGGGCCAGAAGTGCTGTCCGGTCGCGGTTGCCACGGCCTCGGCCTGCTGTGCCAGCGTCTCGGCGTTGTCCACCTGCACCTGCATCCGGTCTCCGCTGCCGGGATTCGATATCACGACGGGTGTTTTCAGCGGCCCCGAACCCGTAAGCCCGACAAGTACGCCGTCCCCCTCAATGACGTTCGGGGAAGTCGGTATGCCGATCGCGTAATCGTCGCCGTCGTAATCGTCAGCGGGCGTCACGTCCGCGTCAAGGTAGACAGTCGCGGCGCCGTCGCTCGAATCGCCCGCGCCCGTTGCCGTCAGAATGTCAAGGCTGTTCGACACGTCGCCGCGAGATTCGGCGCGAGAGTTGCCGAACAGCTTTGAAGCAAGGTCGAAAGCATCCATCATTCATCATCCCCTGACGCCGCTTCTTTGAGCGTTAGTCTCATGCTCATGTCGTGCAAAGAGAGTTCGACGGCCTTAACGAGACAGCGCCGGACGCCCCCATACGCGGCTTGTCCGTCGCTTATGACCAAATCGACAACATCACCTTCCCAGATGGGAAGGTATACGGTGCTTAGTTCCCACTCGACATGTTCAACGCCGTCGTTCGCGAGATATTGCGCCGCTAGCTGTTGCGCGCGTGCCGCCGTCGCGGGCGTGAGGTCGTTTACCTCGCGGAAGTCCGTCACGGTGTAGCCGCGCTGAGAATGCGCGAACGGGGACGAACTCGAAACCTGAGCAGACGCGTTAATCTCGCGTTGGACGCTCTTCCCGCCCTGTGTGGCGTTGTACTTGTAGCAGACGCCCACGACGTTAGGCGTCTCTAGGTAGTCAGTTGAGCCGCTAAGCCCATCAAGGGCCACGCCGCGCGGGTCGCTGAGGTCGATTCGGAAGACGGGGACGCGGGACGCGGGCGGGACGTACTTCCCGATCGTGACGCGCCCGTGACCGTCAACGTCTAGCCTATCGTTAGCCGTTTGGCATAGGGCAAAGAGAGCCGCTAGCCTGTCCGTGCCAGTCTCAATTATGCGCGCGCCTTTGAAGCGGTAGTCATTCGCGCCAGTCAAGTCGTGCTTGCATCCCGCCGCGTCTAGGCATTGTGCCGCCGCCTTCAGCATCATTGCGTTGTTGGCGATTGCCCACGGCCTGACAAGCTTGTTTGTCGATAGCCCGAACAGGATAGATTGCAACGTCAACTCG